ATCTAATAACAGCAACCATGTAGGCGTTATCACCATCTTTACCATCTTGACCATCAAAACCGTCTAGTCCTTTTTGACCATCAAATCCTCTTTCACCTTGTATACCTTGTCTACCTCTAGCAACAGTGATAGTCAACATACCAGTAGCAGGATTATAATTGGCAGAACCTACATGGTCAGGATCATCTTTAGTATGAACAGCGATAGAAAGATTTTTAAGTTCATCCATCTTTCCTTCTGCTCGTTTAAGTAATTCTTCAGCTTCAGCTTTAACACGATTAATGTCAAACGCAATATCCTTCATTTCTTGGATATGTCTAGCCATTTCTTCACTTAATTCAGAACTACGTTGTAACAAATCTTCGTATTTGCCAACTATTTCCATGATATTATGTATATTACTAGCGACTACATCAAGAGAGCTAGTAGTATCAAACCATGTGTATAAAGGAAATTGAGTTCTAACACCATTAGCATTAACAGCATGAAGAACAATATTTACTAAATTGGAAGGTGAATCACTCGTATCAATAAACCTAATCACTGTAGATGTGATAGGATGTTCAACCATTAACATTGAAGTATTTTTTAAGTAGCTTCTAAAAGTTGTATGATTATACAATTGATTGTATATTTCTAAATTGGTAGCTACAGCACCAGTTAGGTTAATTTCAATTTTATGACCATCAGTAAAGGTAGCTACTGCTCTATTGTAGTTAACCCTATTTGCTGGATTAGACCAAAAGATGATAGCTTCATCAGTAGTCATTTCACGATTATAACCGTGTAGATTGAATAATACGTTTATATCAATCTTACGTTGACCAAAATGTGAACCTTTTACTAAGTCGTTTATTAGAACATCCAAGTCAAATTGACTAAGATGTACTAAAGCTGCAACATCTTCTTCACTAAACTTGGAATTGAGTTCTAGTAATAGGTTGAGCTTGCGGACTAAAAGGTTGACGTTTGCGATGAAACTGTTTCTTACCGTAGTGAGAGTATCGTCCATTATCATCTCCGAAATATTCACCTAAGAATATATCTAATCTTTGTATATGACGAGGAAGGTTTCTATATCGTTCATCATACTCTTCTTGAGTAAGTTCATCTTCTATATAATCTTGTCGCCATGCTGAAGTGTGTTGTCTTGTTATTGGTAATGCTTTTTCAAAGTATTCTTCTAACAATTCTTGTTGTTCAATACTTAGAGCAAACAAATTACCATCTACAATAGCTCTATCAAATAAATGAATTAAGTTTACATAATACTCATATTCATTTTCTCCATACAAGTCTTCTCTTGTATGGAATATCCCTAATTTTAAATCAATGGGACTAACAGCCCCAGGATGTAACCTTGAATCACGCCTAGCATGATTAGTAGTACGGATTAAGGCTCCAAAATCCATTACACATAACCTCTTAATGCTAAATTAATTGATTCACTATTCATTGGAATACGATAACCTTGATTATCTAATTCTTGACATGCCAAATCAAACCTTTTACTATATGCACTAGATTCATTGATATTATCTTTATTAATACTACTATGCCCCATATAAGCTACATATGTTAATAAAGCATCCATCATTGAATCGGGGATATCAATTTCATCATCCATACTCTGTATTCTAGGAGCAGAAGCTTTATATACTGCAAAGAGAATATCATTTCTAGGACGTTTAAGGAGGAAACTACGATAGTTTATGATTCTCATATCGTAGTCTCCACCAAGTACATCAGTTTGTCTTAACTCTTGACCTCTAGTGTTATACACGTTAAGTAATAAGCTAACATCTTTACTTCTAAGTTCATAAAGAGCTAAGTCAGGATTAGTAGTAACTGACTCTACTTTGAAGGATAAGTTAAATCTACGGTATAATTCAGACACACCAAGAAATATAAAGTTCTTTAGTGCATTGTCATTTTGAGCAATTTTAAGATTACTAAGTGAACTTAATCTTGCCATTTCCGCAACATCACTTACCCTCATACCCATAAATTAACCTTCGTATTTTACCAAAATGTTATAGGCTACTGCACAATCATGTTCAAGGTTACAACCACGAGCATTTTTCCAACCCTTCATAAAAAATACACAGTCAGCTTCAGTAGCAATTAGTTTAAGACTTTCAGATAAATAAAATAACCCTTTGTTCTTAACACCTTCTACATCTTCAAAGTCAAATACACTATCCAAAACCTCATAACCCATTTCTTCTAACATCTTGACCACTGATTCACGGTTAGCTCTAATAGTTTCTTCACTTAAACCGTTCATAGGTTGGGAAATAAATACTTTGGGATTTTCAATTTGTTCAGCCATAATTTCTCCTTTTTATCATTGCATTATATCTCAAGTACACATGAAATGCAATCATTAAATTACTAGACTATGTAACTACTTTGTTCCTCTAATGGACTTGTTGGCATTCTAAAATATTTGGAGGTATCATATACTACCTCATCTAATAAATACTTAGTACCATGAGGATTATGTGGTTTAACATATTCTAACATTTGTAATTGAGACACGTTATCTACACAATCATCATGTAATGACTTTATTCCACCTGGAGTAACTGATGTAAGTTGATCAATGAATTCTAACAGAATTTGAGAGTCCTTTAGTTCTTCTGGAAATGCTATTTTTCTTTGTTTGAATAGTGGTAAAGCTACGTTGAATCTAACAAGTTTATTAGTAGTAGGACGTAATCCTTCTTCACCAGATGCTTTATCAGAAGCTATAGTAAACCATACGCCATTCTGTAACATATCTCTTTTTAACCAGGATACAAAACCTTTCTGTTGTCCTGATATTTCTACACCAGTTAGTAAAGGACGATATATTCTAACAAACCTGAATAAGTCATCAACATTCTTTGCCATGTCTTGACGTACACATACACCATCAACCCAATGGAATATACCTTGCCAATTCAATGCCCATACAGATATAACACTAAAGTCACTTTTCTCTGTTTCAGACGTAGCAAAGTCAGTTGTAATATAAAAGTTATAATGATTCATGTTGTAAATGACATCATTACGTTTATACCACATAATGTCTTGATCTAACACTAACCTATCATCATCACTAAGGATGCGTAATAACAATTCTTGATTGAAAGCGTCTATTACACCATTTTCCTTCGCCATGTTGTATTCTAACTTTACTGTTTCATAAGGAAATCTATCAGACCAAGCTCCTACAAAGTCTTTTCTAGTTACAGGCCATTTCTGACAAATTGGATACACCTTAGTTGTCCAAGCTCTTGAACCAGCAGCTTTATACAGAGGGTCTTTTTTATTGAATGGTGTTCCAATCCAAATTACTTTCTTTTTAGTTGGATGTAAAGCATGACGTACAGCTTTATAGATAATATTCTCAATATCTTTTATAATAGTCTTGGATTCAGCACTTTTATCACTCATCAAATCATCAAGAATAGCTATTTTAGGTCTTTGTCCATACTTCTTAAAACCCCTAACACCTGTAGTTGCACCAAAGCCTTTGAATGTTAATTTATGACCATCTGCATTAGTAAATTCCCATTCTGGATCTGTAAACCGTGCATGAGGTATAAACTTTTGTAAGAATGGAGAGTTGTTGTACCTAAACTCAAGGTTATTTCTCAAGTTCTTAACACTATTATCCATAGTGTCACCTACATACATTCCTACACTAATCTCTCCAAAACCATCTAAATAACCAAAAACAGCAATATACAGAATCATATATTCTGCCATCATAGAGGTTTTAGCAGAACCACGAAAAGACACTATCAATATATTTTTCTTTGTATGTAGAGTATCTAACATCTCATAATGGAACAAAGGAGACTTATTCTCTTCTCCCTGTTCTCCATTTACTAATTTAACAAATTCGATGAACTTCAATGCAAAAGCAGAAGGTACATAGCTATTCTCTAATTGAACAAAGTCTACTTCTCTAAGAGCTTTCTCCAAGGACTTATTATCTCCTCCCTTGTCTAGCTCTAATGGTTTATCAAGGTCATCTAATTCATCATTCATCAGAACATTTTTCCTATCAAAGCTGTTATATATGCTTCTCTTTGGGCATCAGTTAGCCTAGCCTTTTCTCTTGCAAGTAGGAAATCAATTTTCTCTTCCATCGTTTTAAGAGTATTGATTTGTTGTATTTGTAAAGAATATAACTTGGCTTCCAATCTAGCCTGTTGGTAATTCTTCATTGTAACATTCCTCTACCATATTTGTCCTGGTATTGGTCTATTGGCAAAGTCATTCAAGTTTACCACCTCACATTTTTTACATAGTCAACTACTTTGGCACACTCATCATGGAGTTGTTCTAATAACTTTTCAAATTCATTCATATTTTAAACTCTCCTGGTAACATTTTAAGAGGACTGTAAGAATCTTCATCCTCATTTATTTCTGTATACGAAGTATCAATAATTTTAGCCTCTGCTATTTCCCTAAGGGTTTTATGTCCTCTGGTTAAAGCATCTCTTTGTATAGTAACTAAGTCCTCTACAACAGCCCTAAGTTCACCAATAGTTTCTTGTTGGTCAATTCCTATTGTAATTTCACCTTTGATAACTTCAGGTGGCTTAGTATGAGCTAATATAGCTTCACATGCTTTAACTCTAACCAACCCTCTAACACTAGGATCAATTAACATAGCTGCAAGATTATTCAGTGCTTGTTGATGTAAAGGAGCATTAAGGACATAACTAGGAATTAGGGTTTGTTGATAGATTAAGTTTACTAACTTGTTACTGTTATACATACTAGCATAAGCAGCTATCTGTTCTTGACCTTCACTCTTAATCCTAGAGTATCTATCAGGAAATGTAGCTGCCCAAGCATCTATGTTATTTCTACCAAGAAGCTTATGCGTAACGTACATAACAGCACTAATATAGTCCTGCATTTTGAACTTACCAGCACTAAGAACTCCCAAGTAAGTAACAAAGTTTTCTTTAAACTCTTCAGCTATTTCTGAGTTAGCCAAACTACCTTCTATTTTATCAACGAACTCTTGTGTAATGAGTGTACGCTGACTCTTAGGTACAAGTTTTTTTATAGCCTCTAATTCAAGTGTCATCTTTTCTCCTTTACCAGCACAGTATAACCTAATTTAATCCTATTTACAAGTATATCAAAATATGAGATAATTCTTTCTACTTTCTCCCTACCTATCAATGGTAGGTTCCAATAGGGCTACTAAGTTTACTCCTTTACTTACGTAGCCCTTATTCTGTTTAGTACACCCAATGAGTATTAAACTTCTCAGTATCCCTTTCTTCAAAAGACTTAATTGCGTACCATAAGCAATTACTCAAAACAGTACCCTCCATATTTTCTTTGCTTTATTAATTACAATTAAAAACGGATAAGCCAACCAAAACAACACTGTTTCCCACCATGTCCAAGTATTACAATCTCTACATTGCCAAAATCGTCTTTTCATTTTCTCTCCTTATTCTTGGTTCATAAACTTCATTGTGTTCCGAATAACATCTGTCAAATTAGATTTTTTATTCAGACTTGATTCACCCAAATAGTTATTAATTAAATCAATTCTTCGCTTAATATTATTAGTAATTATAGTATGACGATAAAAACTAATACCTTCAATCTTATTAATTAATTTTAAATAGTTATTAAGTGAATTAAGATAATGTCTAAGTGTATATTTACAGTACATGAGTATATTATATAACGTCCCTTTAAGGTAGTCAACATATATCTTAATATTTAATAATTTTTGTATTAATATACCCTTACCTACACCAATAGTTATTATATCATACATTATCCTACCTGTAAACATACTTATTATATATTAATATAATTATATAATATGTAGTATACACCACATATTCCTACATTATTTATATTTTATAGGGGTCTTTGAGTAAAAACTTTTCAAAACTCAGGACAGATTTTGTAATATTTTTACTGCTTCTGTACTCCCGAAAAATGCGTTTCGGAGAAGAATACCCCCCGACTAACATGCAATAAGCATTCTTTTATCGGAGGTATTTAACTAGGCAAGTTAAATGCTAGAAACCAACGTGGTTCCTACATTATAACTTATATATAGGGGTGCTTAGGAGTAGGTAGGAGAAGAAAGTTCACTATTCACAAGTTCCGTATTCTCCTACTTCATACACCTTATGCTCACCTTATACGCTACGCTTGTGTAGCACCGATACACTGGAGGCTATTGCCATGACTATTATTGATGCTGATTACTTGAGTAATATTGGTATTACTACAAACGATTTTGAAGAATGTGCCACCATCGACAACTACTGTGCCAACACTGTTAACGTCAGCATGTATTATAACGAGTATGGCATCGAGTGTTGCACTTATTGCAACCGTTATCTCCATGTCGATGCCATCCAAGCGTACATCGGTGACAGTGTGCCTTACATGGAAGAACCATGTCATGCTGAACCTGGTGGGTTCTGCTCTTGTCAATGGTGTGAGCAGGAGGTACAAGCACTGTCACGTTCAACTGGTTTATCATAGTTCATCTCATACTCCGTAACTTGTATAGTTATGGAGTAAAATGATGCACTATCGCATCAACATCAAGCACAGAAACACCAAACTACAAGGTGCGTATGTACTTGGGGGCATGTTGCCCAACATTTAACTTGGAGGTTATCCTCATGTCACAGGTAATCACTCGTCCGTACAACATCAACAGAGACATCCTTACCATTGTTCACAGCATGGGATTTGATGCGGGATACGCTTTGGGTAATCCAGAGCCAACTCACAACAAAACTACAGGTGAGCCATTACGAGTTTACGGTGTGGAAGCTCGTGAGAACATGGTAAAGAAGAAAATCAGAGACTTGGGTATACTCCTCAGAGCAGCCCAAGAAAACTATGCTCATGAAATGCAGCTTGAACGATTCCAAAACATGACTGTGGAAGAATTCGCTGCATACAAAGCTGCTCAAGAAGAAGCTGCATCAGTTGTTCCTACAACTGAAAGTTCTTTGGAAGGACAACTGAACGCAGCTATGCAACGTATCACTGAACTGGAGGAACAGCTTAAAACTGCAAGGCAAAAGCAAGCTTCTCACAAGGGTACACAAATACCTTGCACTCAATGTGGTGGTAAAACCAAATACCATGAAGAAAGTTCTTGTGGTGGTGCTACTTCCATTAAATGTAAGGTATGTGACCACATCTTTGTACCGTAAGGAATTTCCTTATGGTACTTACACCAGCAATTATTGTTTACGCTATTGGTGCTATTGCAGCCTATCCATATGCACGGAGATTCAAACGTATGTTCGACCGAGATATGGATATGGCTGATTTACGTCAACAAGAGCGTACTCTTGACCAAGCAAACGCATTACTCAAACGAGTTGCTGATAAATCCGAAGACAATGAGTATACTCACTCTTTGGATGACATCAAAAATGCTGCTGAAAGTGGCATTTTCCACAAACCTACCAAGAAGAGAGGTACTAAAGATGTGTCCTGATTGCGAAAGCTTAAACTGTGAAGTTCATAGGGCTATGGCAGATTGTACTGGTTATGAAGCAGTTTGTAAAGACTGTGGTTATAGCTGGACTATAGACCTTACCAGTACGAATCCAGGGTACTAACACCTCAGGTTGGTGGTAATCCTGTACCAAAACCACATTAACCAAAGGAGGTTATTATGTCTTTTGTATTTGTAGTGCTAATAACCTTGGTGTTGTTTGTACTCATTGAATCGTTAACCTCAAATCACAGGAAGTGACTTATGCAAAAGGTTATTACTTTCTTGGACAAACTGTTGTGTTCTGACGTAGTTCAGGGCTTGGCCTTAACTTTTGGTGCAATCCTCCTATTCCTAATGGGTCTACAAATATTCATTCCAGTTGACCCTATATCGGAACAAGCATTTCATTCTCTTATGTTATTCCTACATGAATCAGGCATAAGCTATGAAAGTGCTTTGGAAATACTCCACAACAACATCTAAAAGGAGAATAATATGTCTACATTCATCGCTTTCGTATGTGCTTTCATATTCTGCTATGTACTACTTTGTATTACAGCAGGGTGCATTTTATGGTTCATCATTAAAAGACTTGGTATTCAAGCTAACAATGGTGAAATCACATTCGACATGGCTCAATCACCAATAACAACTTAACCGGAGGTTATTATCATGGCATCAATCATACTCGTAATCGGAGCAGCTACATTGCTGAATCTCACGATTATCATTCATCGTGTAAGGAACTACCAATTCTTCAATGCTGCTCTTGACGCAACACTGATGATATCAGCAGCATCAATATTCGCTGGTACATTCAGTGGTATGGCAGTTGCTATGATTGCCAGTGCTGGAGTTAGCGTGTACCTGTGGTGGAGACCAGTATTTGTTATTCCACCTCATGTAAGTCAACGTGTAATCAACACTATTCGTGGCTGGTTTGGTAATAACCAAGCTATTGCTTAGTATACAACATGAATATGTGTACTTTATTTAACACTTTACTATCACTAAGAGGTATATAAAAAACACATCACCTACTAGACAACAATAGCGTATCGCTCATACCAAAAGTAGTCGTAACGCCAAGCTCTCGTACAGGGTTTTGGTAGTGGGTAGGCTATATGTCCTGCCTTAATCTCTTACCAAAGGAGATGGAGAATCAACTCATGATATGTGAACACAAAAAAGAATGTGAAAATAGACCAGAATGTATAAAACAAGTTCGTAAAGAACATACTAAATTACTTGTTATTCAAGGAATTTTTATAGTATTAATTGTTGGTATTATCATTGAGGTATTTTTAAAATGAAATGCCAAAGATGTAATCAAAATATAGTATTGCACGATAATGTACTACCAAATAAACCTAATAAACAACTAACTATGGAAGATGTAACCATGAATGGTATGATTTATACCCAAAATGGTTTAAGGAAATATAGTGACAATACTGTGTGTGAAGTATGTAACGATAGTGATGGTTTAACTTATAAACAGTTAAAATCCTATCGTCTTCGTATAACCAAATAACCAAGGACACTGGAGTAATTATGAAAATTGTTTGTATTGACAACTATAACAGAGATTATATTGACGATATACTAGTTGCAGAAAATGTCACTGAATCTTTTAGTGAACGTATTGTAACTTTACTGAATAAAAACCAATCTTATTCTGATGAGTGGTTCATATCAGTATCTGATGATTATCAATTGAAAAAAGCAAAACCTCAATAAAGGATACTAATATGACAATTGATGGTATTAAGAAAAAGTATGAGTTGTCTGATTTACCCGATGACTTTTATGACTTAGCAAAAGATAAATGCTATGTATGTAAAGAATACCAATACATTAACATTCATAATCGAAGTATCTGTCTTTATTGTGAAGGCCTCCTAAAATAATAACTAACCAAAGGACAAATATGCCAAGAAAAGGTATGACTCTTTCACCTGAACAGAAACAGAAAATGATTGAAGGTAGAAAACGAGCTAGAGAACAATCTAAGCTCCAGCAACAAACAAAAAGTAATATAACTCAATCAAACTCTGTTCAGGTGAATCAAGTCACAGGAAAATCAGCTTTAGGTCAAAAGTCTTATAAAAAGTTTGTTACTGGAGGAAAGCTTACCTTAAAAGAAGCTATCCAAGCAAAGTGTTATGAGTGTATGGGTATGTACGAAGATGGACGATATAGCTGTGAAGTTAGTAACTGTCCACTATACCAGTATATGCCCTACAGAAATAAGGTAGCTCCATACAATAAAGATATTGATGGAATGTTTACTAACAAATAACCAAGGATAATGTAATGAGTGAGTATAGGTGTATGGAGTGTGATAGTGCTGATAGTTATGTACAAAATAACAGAGTAATTTGTCATAATTGTCTTCATTTTGAACCTATTTCTGATGAGTTCATAATAGAGAGTAAAGAAATCTTCACTCAAGAATTCTATTATGATCCACATGACATAGAGGAGTATGATTATGCTATTAATCACTGTAGCAGTGATAATTAGTATTATAACTATTATCTTGTTAAATCAAGATATTCTCATGTAACCATTTAACTAAAGGACTATGAAATGTCTACCTATGTCATTACCAGGAATCAAGTTGCTGCTATCATTCTTCCTACCAAAACTCTATATGATGAAACTGTCTTTGAGTATGAGTTGAAACAATTCAAAGAAGTTGGTTTGGTTGGCTTTGTCAAAAGGCATAAATGGACAATCCATCAACTTATGAGGTACATTACTCGTACCAATGGGTTGTTAAAGCCAGTGAGTTATATACAGATACGTGAAGCTACGTAATTATATCATACACCTTGCATAGAGATATGTAGGGTGTAATGATGGAATTACTAGACAACAATTAACAAAAAAGGAATAGTGTATGAGCAAATGAATATACATGATATTTTAATGAGTCCAGTTTTACTTTTGTTAGAATTGTTTTGTAAACTTACTAACCAAACTATGTTTATTCAGGAGATAGAATAATGAAACAGATAGTTGAATACGAGTGTGATATTTGTCTTAATAGACATAATAGTAAAGAAGATGCTGAAGAATGTGAAAAAAGACATGGAGAAATAATCCAAACACAATTTCATTATGAGAAAAAAGGTTTTTTACCAAATTTTATAGTAATAAAAGTAGATGATTGTTCTTATTACTATAAACTTGATTTGTAATAAAATAATACTTATGTAATGTTTTAAATTAACTAACTAACTAAACACTACAACTAAAAAGAGAGGAAGTATTATGCCTACAGTAGTTGAAGAAATTCGTTATTATGTTCTAGATAGAAGTATTTTTGAAAAAGTTCGTGCAGCATTAGGTTGGACACAGGTTAAGTTTTGTTCTACTCTTGGTTTTACTCAAGCGTATTATCACAGATGGATTAATAACCGGAGTATTGCAGAAAAACACTTTAATATTCTTAGAGAAATAGCTCCTCATGGTTACAAAACAAAAGTTGATAAGGCATTTGAAAGGTATATTGTTCAAAGTGCAAAAGGCACAACTAATCATCCAACACAACGTCCAGGGAAAGCACATTTAATGATTAATGGTCGTTTAGTGTGTGAAGAAGATGATTACGAAAATGTAAGGTATTATCGTAGCCATGAATACTTTCTTAATCAAGGAGAAATTTGTGAAACTTGTAGAGACAGGTTCCTTGACAATCATCCTCCAAACTACTGTGATGGATGGTAAAAGGTTAGAAGGTGATTATGGTTTAGTAAATGACTTTGAAAACATAAGGAATAAAAAATGAAGTATATACCTGTTTTTTGTGGATTTGTTTTGGCAGTATTAGCTTTTAAGGTCATATTATGATTTGGCCTCAAATTACTGTTATTGTATGGTCTAGTATTTCTATGACCTATCAAATAATGGAAGCTAATAAAAAAGGCTTCAATTGGGTTGATGTACCAATGCTTATAATTACAACAGGATGTTTTCATGGTCTGTTGTATATTGGTGGTTGGTATGATGTATTCTTTAATATTTAACAAAGAAGGTTATAGTGGCTAAAAAGAATTTATTCAAAAAGGAAGAACAGTCTTCTACAAGAAAATCACGTTCTCCTAAAGGGAATAACTTTCGTATGGGACATCCTTGCATGGAATGTGAACGTCCTAGAATGATAAGAGGTAAACTCTGTGATAATTGTCGTAAAAGAATTATAAAGGAGTCAGAAAAACATGACGTATAAACCTTTTCGACAATTACGTGGAGTAGATGAAGAAACATCCAAAGAACGAAGAAAACAATTGGCAATTCTTAACAATATTTGCAAAGACTGTGATAGACAAGGTAAAATTCGCAGAGACTTTTGTGCAGATTGTTGGAATGAAATGGATAAAACCATTAACAAGGTTCAGGAATAGTAAAGATGAAACTTAAAATAGAACGAAATACAAAGAAAATCGGAAAAAACAATTTGGAAGTTGGTATGGTAATCAATAATCCACTTTCAAATCGGTTATTTCTAATTGTACAGGGTTTTTGTTTGGTTGATCTTCAAGACTTTGAGCTACTACAGCCTAGTCATTTTTTACCTGAAACATGGGATAAATGTTATTCCGTTGAAAGCACACTAACAATATACAAATAGAGATAGTGGTAGGAGTGGTGATTGTATCACTCCAAC